CTTATACTGTCATCCGTAAAGGGTTGACACCATGGATCAGCGAACAGGTGGCTAAACAGGCTAATCCTACTGGATTCAGTCCATCAAGGCGTAGATTCCTGAAAGGTGCTGGTGCTACTGCGGTAGGAACTGCTACTGGAGTTCCCGTATTTAAGCAGGTGGCAAAGCAGGCATCCGATCCCTTTGGTAGTTTGCTAGATAAGATGTCTTCTAGTCTGGATTCTATCGGGGTTAAGGATACTGTTGTCCTAGATATGGGCAGATTTTCCCGCAGGTTTCAAGATTTAGCTGAACATCTTGTTGGTATGCGTCGTCATCGTGAGGATATGATTACTGATCCTCTCCAAAAAGCAGGGAAACCATGGGCTAGAAAAGCTAAGGCTAAGGTAGATGCTATACGGGAATGGCGAAAAGCCCATCCTGTAAAAGATTTATTTCCTTATACTACTAAAAATGAAGCACTTCCTGGTAAGGTAGATGCTATACGGGATAGGGTAAGACAGGAAGATGCTGTATTTTCGCAGTCATCTGGTATAGGTTCCAGACTACGATCTGAGAGATTAGAATCTGGTGCTATTCGTTTCGGTCATATAGATAGAATGTTTGGGGATATAAACGTAGCTAAAGCTCATTACGATGCTGATCCTAAAGGATTCATACTGGCATTAGAGGATACGATAAAGAAGTTACGAAAGAGCGAATCTGAGGGAGCGACTTTTAGGACTTATGGAGGCGAAAGACCTGAACTCATTGCCGATCTTGAAAACTTCCTCAAAGAACTAAAGGCAGGATTATGACCGACAAGCAAGATCAATTTATAGAAACTTACGTCCTAACAGGTAATGCTACTAGGTCTGCTGTCGCTGCGGGTTACTCAGAGAGAACGGCAAAGATTAAGGGCGCACAACTAAAGGCACAATTTAGAAATGAAATTCTTGAAGCAACTCAAAAGGTACTGGCAGACAAGATTCCAGAAGGACTTAACTGGCTCACTGAACTTGCCCAAAGCGCAGAGAGTGAATCTGTTCGGTTGGGAGCAGTCAAGGATTTGCTTGACAGGGCTGGTCTTAAACCTATCGAGAGGGTTGAAACTACCACTGTGGAACAAATGTCAGATGAGGAAATCAAGAGAGAACTAGATGCCCTCACAAGACACTAGACACCTTGAACTTCTAAGAGAACAAAGAAAGAGAGAACGGTTCAATAGGATAGATCAGTACGATCCTTACCCTTACCAGAAGAAGTTTCACGATACAGGCAAAGAAAACTCTCAACGCCTGTTAATGGCTGCCAACAGAATAGGAAAATCTTATTCTGGAGCATCAGAGATTTCCTATCATCTTACCGGATTATATCCAAAATGGTGGGGTGGAAAAAGATACGAACGACCTATTACTGCATGGGCAGGTGGTGTATCGAATGAAACAACTAGAGATATTGTACAAGCAGAATTATTGGGTTCCCCCGATGACCCCGATGCATTCGGCTCCGGTTCGATCCCAAAAAAGAATATAATAAAGACGGAGCGTAAGCCCGGTGTACCTAATGCGAAGTCCGTGGCTCTCGTCCGCCACGTTTCAGGCGGGAACTCTTCTTTATTTTTTAAGTCCTTTGAGATGGGTGTAGAGAAATGGCAAGGTCGCTCAGTCGATTGTATCTGGCTAGATGAGGAGCCAAGCAGGGATATATACAGCCAGGCCGTCACTCGCACCTTAGATCGCGGAGGCATGGTCTATATGACCTTTACCCCGGAAGCGGGAATGACTGAGACTGTTGCATCCTTTATAAACCGTATTCAGCCTGGACAATCCCTAACTAACGCGACATGGGATGATGCCTCAGAGAAGATAATGTCCATACACGGTGAGAAAGGGCATCTTTCAGAGTCTGTTATGGCACAGATTCTCTCTGCATATTCCCCTCACGAAAGGGAAATGAGGAGATATGGTAGACCAAGTATCGGTTCTGGTCTTATATTCCCAGTCCCTGAAGAAGAAATAATGATTGACCCTATACCGATAGAGAAACATTGGCCCAGAATAGCGGCTGTTGACTTCGGTTGGGATCATCCTACTGCTGTAGTATGGTGTGCAGTAGATAATGAAACAGAAACATTCTACGTTTATGATTGTTATAGAGCATCCAAGGCAAGCCCGGCTGTTCACGCCGAAGTTATTAAGCAAAGGCCGCGCTTTATCCCCATTGCCTACCCGCATGACGGAAATCGCAGGGATAGCATGGGGAATCCGGGTTTGGCTGACCAGTATAGACAACTAGGTTGTAACTTCCTTCTGGAACACTTTACCAACCCTCCCGCATTAGGGGAGAATAAAGGGTCAAACTCTATAGAGGAAGGTATAATGGCTATGATTCAAAGCATGGAAGGCAAGAGGTTTAAAGTATTCTCTTTCTTGCAGGACTGGTTTGAAGAATTCAGAATGTATCATCGAAAAGATAACAAGGTGGTTCCTATTCGGGATGATCTTATGAGTGCTACACGATACGCTTTTCAATCACAACGTTTCGCTATTGCTGGCAACGACCCTGAATGGACTAACGAAATAACATATAGGAATTACGGAATTGTCTGATAAAGAACGAAAACTAATATCAAGAATTCAAGAAGAAGTTGCAGATTCTCTTGGATATGATGGCGAAATATCAAAGCAGCGCGAAAAGGCTATTGATTATTATTATGCTTTACCGTTCGGTAATGAAGTAGAAGGTCGCAGCCAATACGTTGATTCTACGGTTCAAGATACTATTGAATGGATTAAGCCTTCTCTTATGAGAGTGTTCGCTTCTGGTGATGAGATGGTAAAGTTCTCCCCTCATGGCCCGGAAGACGTTGCTGCGGCAGCGCAGGCTACTGACTATGTTAACTACGTCTTTACTAAAGATAATCCCGGCTGGGAAATCCTCTATTCCTGGTTCCATGACGCTCTCCTACAGAAGAATGGTATCGTAAAAGTATGGTGGGATGAGTACGAAGAGGAACAAAGAGAGGAATATCATAACCTTACGGACATGGAGTACGAACTCCTTATATCCAATAAAGGTGTTGAAGTTGTTGAAGAGGAAGAGGTTTATGAAGACACAACATATCATAACGTTGCTATTAAACGATCTAATGCCAATGGAAGGATAAGGATAGAGAATGTACCGCCTGATGAATTCTTAATTTCAAGAGAGTCCAAGGGAATACAAGAGGCTAGGTTCGTATGTCATCGGGTTAAAAAGAATCTTTCAGAATTGAAACTCATGTACCCTGATGAGGATTTTGGGCCAGAAGATTTGGGTGGTGGATACAATGAGGAGATGTTTAACTCAGAACGTACTGCCCGATTTAGTTTTGATAACTCTTCAGATATTGGATACAATATGGGGTCCGAACATGAGGAAGCCCTAAGAGAATATTGGCTACACGAATCATTCCTAAGAACAGACTACGATGATGACGGCATTGCTGAATTAAGAAAGGTTTGCAGCGTTGGTGATTATGTATTTTCTAATGAGGAAGTTGACAAGGTTCCCTTTGTCTCTATAACCCCACTAAAGATTCCGCATAAGTTCTTTGGCTTGTCAGTTGCTGACCTTGTAATGGACCTGCAACTCATCAAGAGTACGTTGATGCGAAATCTCATGGACAACGCCTATAACCAGAACTTTGGTAGGTACGCAGTTCTTGAAGGTCAGGCGAACTTAGATGATTTGCTAACGCAAAGACCGGGCGGTGTAGTTAGAGTTAAATCCCCCAACGCTATTATGCCGTTGGCTACTCCACCGTTAGAGCCATATTCATTTCAGATGCTTGGTTATCTTGATGAGGTAAGAGAATCAAGAACGGGGGTGAATAAGAACACACAAGGAATAAATGCGGACGCTTTGACATCCCATACAACCGCTACTGCTGTTAACGCTGTTATGACAAACGCTCAGTCAAGAGTTGAATTGATCGCTAGACAGTTTGCAGAGACAGGCGTTAAAGAGTTAATGCGTTGTATTTATGAACTTCTATTAAAGAACCAAGACAAAGAACGAGTTGTAATGCTAAGGAACGAATGGGTTCCTGTACGTCCCGATATGTGGAATGACAAGATGGATTGCACTGTGTCTGTTGCTTTGGGCAATGGTTCAAAGGACCAACAGATGATGCATCTGTCTCGCATGCTTTCATTCGCGGGAGAGGCTATGAAAGGTGGTCTTTCAATAGTCACCGAACAGAATATGTATAACCTTGGAGCCGCTTTAGTAAAAGCAATGGGTTATCAAAACGTTAATGACTATTTAACTCAACCTACACCTCCACAACCTCAACAGCCTGGCCCAGAAGAGCAACTTGCTCAAATGGAAGTTCAGTTAAAGCAGAAAGAACTTGAGATAAAGGCTGCTGATGTACAGGTAAAGATGCAGAAGATTCAACAAGAGGCGAAGAAAGATGCGGTTGACGCACAACTTAAAGTCGCTGAACTGGAACTTGAACGCGAACAGAAACG